GGGTTCAGTCGTGTTGGCAAGAGTCGGCCGAAAGGCAAACAGTTTTGGTCTGTTGACTCACAGTGCGAGTCGAGAAGTCAACCGGCATCTGGGGCCGTTCGCACACCAGAACCATCACTTTGCCCAGGGGTCGTTCCCCGCAGCGCGAAGTCCTGGAGTGGCCAGGTGGGCAAAGTGATGGTCAAGCGCAACACTTGCGTCGGACTGGGGGTTCTCGGTCGCCATCAATCATTGTCGCGGGATAGAGGAGCCCAGCCGTCCTCGCCAGTTTCATACGCTGGAGATCGCAGGTGCGAATCCTGCTCCCGCTACCACCACTTGCACGTCCACCAATGTCTTTGCTATACTGGCCTCGTCGCCGTAGCAAGTGACGAAAATTGAGGCCGCTTACACATGCGATTCCGCCTTACCAAATGCCCTGTGGGAATGACATTTGGTAAGGTTGCTACCGGAATTGCAGTTGTAAGCGGCTTTTTCATTTTGGGCTTTGCCCGATCTACGGCTTCCGTACTCCGCACGATAGCAAGCACCTGCATGGGTGGCGCGGAAGGGAACACCGGCGCTGGCTTCACCCCCAGGCGGCCGTCCAGCCTGTCAGCGAGGGACTGGGCAAGATCGGGGTACAAGCGGTGAGACAAGACCCCCTTCGACGAATCGCTGCCTCAAGGGTTTGCTGGGAAGGCACTGTGTGTGCCCTCTGGGCAGGGATGAATACCTCGGCTATTCACCCTTGGGCGACCTATGGCCTGACGATTTTTTGTGCTGACGGAATTTTTTGGCGTAAAAAAACCCGCCACTGAGGACGGGTTCGGTTTACTCGGGGTCGTTCCAGATGTCCGGCGTAGCCCAGGCGAATAGGTGCTGCCACATGCTGATGCAGTCGCCACACTTCTCGTACATGAACTTGGCCAGCTCCAGTTGGTTTTCACGCTCCTGGAGCCACCATTCATGCGCCGTGTAGGGCGGGTACTTGCGCATGCTTACCTCCAGTACAGGGCCAGCTTGCGCTTTCTAGCCCCGGATACGCGCCTGATTGGCCGCTTGTAGTACATGACCTTTAGCGCTTGCTTGAGCATGCTTGGCGGCACGATGAGATGGGTTGGCCGCATTGAAATCCGCTCGGCCACATCATCCAGCATGTTCGCCATATCAGCCAGGGTTTGCTCAAGGCTTTGTTGGGTCGGCTCACTCATGCGTTCTTCTCCTTTAGCTTGGCTTCGATGGCTTTGGACAGTTGCGCCAGAGCTTTGGACAAATACTTCTCGCCGGGGTCAATGCGCTGCACTTGGGCCAATCGTTCCTCATCCGTCAGCCCAACCCATTGCCGCTGTGCTGCGGGCTTAGGGAACGCTCTTGCACCTTCTGACCCGCAAGCCGGGCACTCAAAGCACTGCCACCCTAGTTTGGCAAGTTGCTCTGCGTGCTCCTGCACAGGCTCCTGCACAGGTGCTGCAAGGGCTGCTTTGACGGCGGTGATGGCTTTGTCGGCCTTGATGCCGATGTCTGCATGTGCTTCCAACGCCTCCAGCGCCAGCTTCAATGCTTCGTCTTTCATGTGTTCTTCTCCTTGAGTTTGGCTTCGATGGCTCGGGCAATATCAATCCGGTGTTGTGCCCATGAGACTGTGTAATCAAGGCTTCGCCATGCTTGGTCAAGCTCCTCATCCGTCAGCCCAACCCATTGCCGCTGTGCTGCGGCTTCTGATTTCAGCAAAGCGATGGTCATGGCTTGGTCTGCCGCAATTGCTTCCCAGTCCTCCACTGGCGAACTGGAAGTTTTTTCTTGGTTCGCCAATTGCTCCCTTTTAAGTTCGCCATAGTTCCACACGGCTTCGCTCAGCCAGCCTTCTGTTTTGGTCAGCCTTTCTTCCAAGTCCTTTGCCGCTTCTTGAGCTTGGAACAACGCGGACTCGAGCGTGCCGATGCGCTTGTTAATCCAGTCGAGTTCGAGCTTGGTCCACACCCATCCACCAACGAAGTCGGGGTGATCTTCTGGTTTGATATTGCTCATGTGTTCTTCTCCTTGATTGCGGCCTCAATGGCACGGGCAAATGCCAAGGCCAAACGCTCGTCTTGTGGTCGCAATGTTTGGTTCGTTGCCGTTATGTATGCCGTGTAAATCTCTCCGTTCGTCAGTGGCACGGCTGGCTGTTTTGCAGGTTCTGGGTATGCGTAGAGAGGCAATGCACGATGCTCGTTGGTAAAGTCTTCCGGGTTGTCGGTCACGCAGACAGACGTTCCATCAAGCGTGTAAACCATCCACGCCACAGGATTTTGCTTTGCTTGCTCGGCCAGCAACTCCGTCCTCCCAGTGCAGTACCCATTTAGGTAGTTTGTCTTTTGCTTCTCAGCCGCATCAGTGGCAGCATCTCGACGGCCCTTCGCCATGCCGTCCATGTAGCCACGCTGGTATGCGGACTCTGACTGTTTTTGCGAAGTTGCTGCGGCTTCGCGCTCACAGTTCAAACACACATCTCCGGGTATAAGCGTCTTCCACCCGCAGGTGCTGCAAAGCTCTAACGATGTTTGGTCGTAAACTGGATGTGCTGCGGCTTGTGCTTGAACAGCACTCAACTTCAACACCGCATAGCCAGTGGCCGTTTTCACCAGCGTCAACCCGTGGAAGCGCAGGTCTTCTGCTATTTGCTTCCATTCCGGTTCCTGCACAGGTGCTGGCTCATAGCCCAGCCCCAACTCACGGGCGTTCTCAGCCATCTTGTTGAGGGCGCTTTCCACGGCCTGTTTGCGCATCTTGGACTCACGCTCGATGCGGTTGAACTCTTCGTCTTCGTCAGTCATTCGTCGTCCTCCATTTCGGTAATTTGATCGTTCAAGATTTGCATCTTGGCAACTTCCATGCAGCCAATTGCAGTGGCTGTCAGCATGGACTCGCTGTACTTGTAGACCACTGCGATGATTTCGTCCACAAGGCCCTGGGCGATTGATGCGTCGTATTTCATGGCTTCTCCTCCAAAACAACGCGCTCCAGCCGCTCCAACGCAAGGGACAGGTCTTCGTGCAGGTAGTCCGGCAGGTCGGTCTTGGCGCTGAACGACCACGACTCCAGCGCGGACAACAGCTTGATAAGTTTCAGTGCTTCTTCTTTGCTCATGCTCTCGCTCCTTCAATGACGACCCATTGGGTCTTTGGTTTCTTGTGGTGTACGCCCCACTTCTGGCGATCTTTGGGGTGAGGGCAGTCGTCGGGCACAGGCACCGCAACCCACACCTTTTCAAACTGACCGCGCTTGCCGACCCGCCAACGGTCAACATACACATCCGGCATGGCACGCAGCGCCGTCCGCACGTTGGACACATGCACGCCGGTGATCTCGGCAATCTCCGCTGGTGTCATGCCGCTTGGGCGTGAGCGCAGCAGTGTGCGGATTCGCTTTTGTCGAATGGGACTCATAGGCCCACCTGCTTGAGTGCCGCTTGCAGGCCAGCCAGGCCTCCGACACGCTGCTGGTTGATGAAAATTTGAGGCATTTGGCGAGCACTTGGTGTTTCTGTGATCAGTATCGCAAAAGCCAGTTCGTGTTGCGGACTTTGCACATCCCGCTCCTCGTACTCCAGCCCCTTGGACTTCAGAAGTTGCTTGGCTGTCGTGCAGTTGGGGCAGTTGCTCTTGGTGTAGATGACGATGTTCATGTGTTCTTCCCCTTCATAAAATCATCGCACTTGCGCTTCCAGCCCCATGTGTCTCGCTGAAAGTAAACAGGCGCGTAAAAGCGCGGCTTGTGCAGCATGGCGCAGATCAGTACAGGCTTTGGCAGCGCTCGCATGGTGGCGTGCTTGCACTCGTCGCAGTGCTGGGTTTTCATGGTTGCGAAACCCACACATGGCAAGAATGGTGCAGGCTTGTCTCGCGCTCCTGGTCTTGATCAATTGGCATCGGCCCGATGTTCAGACACACATACCGCGTGCCACTTGGCGTGCTGTAGTCTCGGCGCAGGAACTTGTAACGCTCGCCAGTTCGCACCAGGGTGAACTCTTGGCCAGGCATGAGCTGGCGCACAAACTTTCGCATCAGTACGCCTCCTCAGTCATTGCCTCTGCGATCTCCTGCTCGATGCGCTGTCGGTCGTCGTCGGTGAGCTTTCGCTCCAGCCAGGCAGCCGGACGGCCTCGGCGGTCGAGAACGTCCCACTCGCTTTCGCTGTAACCGTAATAGTCCATGTCGCTGGCCGCGTTGTAGCTGTACGACCCCTGCACGCAATCGAAATGCG